CCGCGCGAGGCGTTGGCCGTCCCTTCGGGGTTATGCAGCTGCCCGAAGGGGCTGCACGGCGTTCCTCGTAGCGTCTGCCACGCTTCCGTGGGCTCTCCCGGGATCGAACCGGGAGCCAGGGAACTCCGGTCCCTGGCGTGCGCGCTGGTGAAGGCAGCTCCAGCACGAGCCCATGAAGAAGCCCCCGATCGGCGCCGGGGGCTTCTGTCTGTCGCGGGCTACGGGGCCGGATGGCCCCGTTCCCACAGTTCTTCATTGTGATCCGCGAAGCGGTCGAACATGCCGTTCGAGTCGCGCTTGCGCAGGTGCATCATCGGGCTGTCGTGCCCGACAAGCCTGGCCAGGTGCGGACAAACGAGAGCGTCTTCGTCGAAGCGGAAGACGCTCAGGCTCACGTGGTTCACGGCGTCCTCAGGGGCGCTGTAGCGCACCTCCAGACCCTCCCGGGGCCCGACCTTCGCCAGGTTCTCCTGGGCGATCCTGATGCGCGTGGACACGCTCAGGGCTACGTCCTCGATCTCTTCCCGCTGGCGCGTGACCGGCGACGCCGGATCGCCCAGCAGGAAGCGCACGCGTACGCCCTGCTCGATCTTCTCCTGAAGCGTCCGGTGGAACGCCGGCTGGTCCAGGAAGACGAAGTAGTTCGTGTAGCCCCCGAAGAAGATCTCCTTCTTCGCGGACTCGATCAGCTCGGCCCACACCGCCTTCGGGCAGGCGGACCGGTACGGGTAGACAGAGACGACCTCTCTGTCCGGCCCGATCTTGACAACGGACTTGGCAGCGGCTGGCCAAAGCATCTCCTCGGATACCCCCAGGAACTCGGCGACCTGCGAGCGAGTACCCGGGTGAGGCTGAGTACCCGCATCACGAAGCCATCGTTTCACTGAGTCAACCGAGCATCCGACTGCGGATGCGAGCTGTCCAGGTCGCACCCGTCTGTCCGCCATAGCAGTGCGCAACGCTGTATTCAAGGCTGATCCCCCTTGCACTTCGGACACCTGCAACATATCGCCGAAGTGACCGCTGTGTCCGCAGAGTGCGCAGTCGTGTGCGGACTGTCCCCCCTCATGATCGGGGCACATGGAAGAACAGCCGGTGAAAGGCGGCGGAGATGAGCGGAGCCTTCGAGGTGGGTGACATCGTCGTAGACGACGCCCGCAAGCGTGTGGGGCAGATCATGGACATTGCGCACTTCGTGGTCCGCGGGCGGGTGCTCGTCCTGCGGCCCCCGCGGGGTGGTACCGAGTGGGACGCGCAGGCGAGCAAGTGCCGCCGGCCCGAGCCGGGCGAGGTCGTCTCCGCCGACTCACTGAAGTACGTGGAGTCTCCGTGAGCGCGCCAGTGGCGCACGACACGGCGCTGTCCGCCGAGTGCGCCCTTGCGCAGCGCAAGGGCTATGCGGACGTGCACGGCATGTGCACGCAGACCAGGGACATCCCTCTACCCCACTCGGGCGGCATGCTGCTCGTGCAGCGCTGCCCCTGCGCCTGCCACAGGCGCCCATAGACGCCCGTCCCGGCGTGGTCCCGTTGGCAGCGGCTGGCCGCTGCCGGGGCGGGTCCAGAAGCCCCCTGCGTACCCCGTCGCAGGGGGCTTCGTCATGCCTTGCCGTGCTCACTGCCTCGCAGAGCGATCAGTGAGCTGGCATCGAACCCCACGCGCTCCGCGCGTTGCGTTTGATGCCCCACCGCCCTGCGGCCTGCGCCATCCGCGGAGCGGCGGGGAGTCTCAGTGCGTCTTCAGGCTCCGGATCTCCTTGGCGAGCATGAGGAGCACGTCGTTCACGTGCTCCTCACATTTACCGGCCGGTGAGGGGATCAGGGCCGCGTCCACCAGGCGGGCCGCGTGCTCCAGGGCCGCGTCTCGCTCGCTCATGCCGCCACCTCCGCGGTGAACTCGCCCACGAGGCGGGCCAGGTCATCGATCGTGTTCGTGGAGCTGAAGAGCCGCGCGGCGCGCTCGCCGTGCACTCCCAGCAACTCCTGGGCCCACGGCCCGATGTCGCTGATCCAGATACGCTCGCCGTCGGCGTCGAACATCGTCTCGATGCCGCACGAGTCCTTGCGGACCTCGACGCCCGGCATGGCCAAGCGCAGCGTCCAGCCCGCGAAGTCCGCGTGCCAGCGGACCGCGTCGTACTGATCGGGGTTGTCCTTGATGTGCTGGAGCACCTTGTGCAGCAGCTCCTTGTTCGCCATGTGGCCTCTCCTTGCTCATGGCTTCGGATGGGATCGCCCGTGCAGGCGCAGGACGGCTCAGCAGAGTGGAGAGGCAGTGCTGAGCCGCCTTGTGCTGGCACGGACAGGTGGAGCCCCCGCCAGGGGGATAGCGGGGGCTCCACGGGCGGCCCGGGGGGAGCGGGCCGCGGGGCCGGCGCCCAGGGGAGTAGGCGCCGGGGCTTGAATCAGATGTCGTACTGACTGATCGAGCGCCACAGATTCGGGTCTGCGCCTTCGCGCGGGCCCTGTGTGCGCTTCAGGTACTCAACCGAGTAGATCGCAGCCTCGCCGGACTGCCGGGGCACGGGACGTGCCACCGGGTCGGGACTCTTCCGCGCGGCGTACAGGGCCATCAGGATGTCCGCGTCCATCACGCCCCCTGGATCTCGTAGGCGGTCAACTGGCGACCGTTCGGGGTCTGCACCCACGCGATGGTCATCGGGCGCCCGTTGCGGTCCTCTCCGGTCCACTCGTGGACGTTCAAGGCCTGCTCTGCGGCGTACGCCACGTCCCGGCGGTACGCCTCCGGGGTCACCAGGCGACGCAGCTTCCAGCCCACCTCGTGGACCACGAGGGGCGTACCGTCCGTGCTCTTGGCGAGAGGGACCATGGATCAGCCCTCCTTGTGGGTAACGATGCCGCGACCCTCGGCCGAGTTGAGGGACCGCACGAACAGGGTCAGGGCGTCCACGCGACTCGTGAACTCGATGAACTGGGGCGAGTGCGGCCACCCGTACGAGTAGGACACCGCGTAGCGGTCGTCCTTCACGTCACCCGTGTCCGGACGGTACAGCAGGGTGACGCGGTCCCCGTCGGTGGTCTCGTACCGACTGCGCACGGTCCATTCCGTGCCTGCCGGGTTCGTCTTGCTACCGTTCTCCATGGCGCTGCCTGCCTCTCCAGTAAGGCTGTGCCACCAACAGGGCCCCGGGGTGCCACCCGGGGCCCTGTGCTCTCATCCGTAAGAGCAGAGGCGGGCACCCCCGAAGGGATGCCCGCCCCGTGTTCCGGCGGATGATCAGTCGTCGTCGTCCACGACCTCAACGTCCGTGCGCGGCACGTACTCTTCCTTGCCGTCATCGAACTTGACGCGGACGTTCTCGCCGCGCCAGTCGCTCGTGACCAGACCCTGGTCATCGATGTTGCCGCGGAAGATCACGCGGAGTCCCTGGAGGTCCCGGGGAAGGCTGTTACTCATGATCGATCCTCTCCAAGTCGGTCATGGGAATGCTCTCATCCGTAGAAGCAAGGGGGCGCACCCTCTTGGGATGCGCCCGATGCTGCGGCGGATGATCAGCCGTTCAGTTCGTCTTCCTGCCACTCGTAGTGGTCACGTCCGTACTTCTCGCGGTACTCCGCGTTCAGTCGGTTCACTTCGGCCTGCGCCGTCTCCTGGCTACGCCACGTGGAGACGTACTCGTCGCAGCATGTCTGCGTGATGATCCAAATCTTCATGCTCACGCCTCCCGCTTCAGCGTCTGCGTCACTCCGTACAGACGGAACATGCGCTCCGCGTCCAAGTCGAAGTGTGAGTGTTCGGACCTGCCTTTGGCTCGCCCGTGGATCGCGCCACTGATCAGTCGTCCGTTCTCACGCAACGCGCTGGTGAGCGTGCCTGTGATGACGAACTTCTGCCCATTGGGCGACTGGCGGGTCAGGGTGACTTGATCACCCGCGTTGAAAGCGTCCATGATCAGCCTCTCCAAGTGATCACGTGGACATCCGGCGGGGTGCCACCCGCGGGATGCGTTCCATCCGTAGGAACAAGAGGACGCCCGTACGAGACGGGCGTCCGATGCTTCGACGGATGATCAGCGGTGCGTGAGATCCCATAGCTTGTCAAGCAGGCGACCCCACTTCATGTGGACGTGCCATCTGAGCGATGGCCGCCACGGGTCGTCCCTCCAGCGCCGGAACCGCTTCCACGGGCGCAGCGCGGTCACTTGTCCTCGAACCCGTAGGACACGCTGTAGCGGAAGGTGCCGGGACCACCCGACTCAGGGCCGTTGAACGACGCTCCGCCGGATACGCGGAAGGCGCGGGCCGTGCCCAACTCCCGCGCCCACTTGCGCGCTTCGACACCGCACGCATACGTGGCCCGGCTGAACATCGCCTCCGGGCCCGTCACGTGCACCCAGTGTGACGAATTGCGCAGTTCGCGGGTGACGGTAAGGGTGTTCTTGCTCATGATCACTGCCTCTCCGAGAGTGATCTTCCGGGGGTGCCACCCCGGCGCTCTGTCCTGTAAGAGCAAGCCAGCGGCCCCCGGTGCCACGGGGGCCGCTCGATGCTCCGGCAGATCAGGCCGCGACGGACGCGCGGTGACCCGCGAACCGTCCGTATCCCATCTCCGAGTGCTTTAGACACAGGGTGCCCACCGCACCGTTCGTGGGCAGTGCGTCGTGGCAGTCGCCCCACTGGCACTGACCCACGCCCTTGCAAAACCCGCACATGCAGGCCTTGGCCGATGCGCACGACTCGTGCAGATGCGCGTCCACGCACTTGCCGTTGTTCAGCTTGATGTATCCGTTGTAGTAGCTCATGACTGCCTCTCCAGGGTCATGTTGGCTTGCAGGAACAAGGAAACGGCCCGGGGTGCCACCCAGGCCGCTCGGCCAATCCCGACAGGCTCAGTTGTTGTCGATGATCACCACGCCGTACGGCGTGCTCACGAAGCGGACGATGCCCGCACGGCGGCAGTCCGCCGTGATGTCGGCCCACGTGGAACCCGGCTCGCGCTCCCAGGTGATCTGTCCGGACTCAACCGCGTTGCGCATGGCGTCCACGTCCGTGGCGCCGAAGCCTCGCAGTTCGTCCGTGCTTGCGTCGGCGTACAGCAGTGCTGCCACCAGCTTGTCATCCATGATCATTTCCCCTCTCCACGGGAATGCCGGCAAATCCATGATCGCAAAACTCATCAGGCCAGCAGGGGAGTGCTGGCACGGCTGGTACTCGCCTTGCCCCTTGGAGCCGACGCCTTGCGGCGACCAACGGCGGGGCGGTCTCCCGCGCCCCAAGGTCCAGGTTTCATACCGTGCTTAATCCTGCGCAGCGCACCGCGCGCAGGATGTCCCCCCTGCTGGCTTGACGAGTGACGGGCATCGCGGCCCCTGAATGGCCGCGTAACGGCCCGTCATCGTCTCGTGAGGCTCGATGTCCTCACGGGTCGCCACCTGTGCCCACAGGGCTTGTCTCCGGGTGTCCGGAGCCTGATGCCCTGCGCCATGTCCTGGCGCCCTGCCCGTGACTTGTCAGCGGCTGCTGGTCCAACGGGGCCCTACTTCAACCGGCCAGGCTGTCCGAAAGCTCAGTGGGACCGAGCAGTGGATGCCCTTGGGCTGTCAAGCTGTTCGAAGCGCTCGAACGCCCTGTGAACACAAGGTGTCTGACGCTCCGGGATATCTCCCGGTTCCTCCGCTTCTGCGGTGTCGCCGGGCGATGACTAGAGATTGCCTAGTGAGCACGATCGTAGTCAAGCCCTCTCAGGGAACTTTTCCCAAGATCTTTTGTGTACCCAACTTGACCTGCACTTATGAGGGTTGCCTCACCTCGGAGAGGAATCTCGTTGAGTCCTCAAATGACAACGACCGTGGTTGCGGAACGTGAGTCACCTCCTTGTGCCGGGGATGTGAAGATGCCGGACGCACGCTTCCGGTGTGCGCTCGATTCGCACCCGGTGCGAATCGCATAAATGCACGTCAAGGCCTACCTGAGGCGCATGACGGACCTGTCACGGCCCGGTGCAGAACGGACAGTTGTGCGTCATGGGGCGATCACGCCCCGTCATCTTCCGGCCCTTCTGGCCGGATTCGGAGTCTTGACGACGAACAGCGATCCTCCGGTGGACAGCTGGGCCGCACCAGGGGTGCCGGCCTCGCGCGCATGCGCGTACGTGTGCGCGTGTACGCGCGCGTAAGGGCTCAGCCTGTGCCGACTGAGGCTGAGCCGCACAGGCGGCCCGCCAGGGCCGCACAGGGCCACGCAGTGGCCATGGGTCACCCCCTTCCGCCGTACGCCCCCTCCAGGGGGCTGGCGGTACAGAGAGTCCGGCAGAGAAGGGGGCAGCAGGCGAAGCCTGCCACCCCTCGTGTGCGCGTGCGCACGCACGCCATAGGTGGCCCACGGCGTGGGCCACACAGGGCCACCGGCCCTGGTGTGGTGGTGCTCTGACAGCACCACACATAGATGAGGCTGTGCCTGCTGGGGCACAGCCTCATATGTATGTGAGCCACCGGCTCACCCATGTACATGGACAAGGGGGCGAGCACACCATCACCGATGGTGGGTGAGTCCCCCTCCTTCGATCGGGGGTCAAGAGGTCTCGTCTGAGACCTCAATGTGCCTCTCACCTGCGGTTTTGCACCTGTATGACCCCAGGTGCTTAAAACCGCCTTGACCCCCGATCCCTGGTCTCCGACCAGGTCTCTGGGGCAAACTCCCTAGTACTTAGGGGCCGCTGCTGGGCGGCCCCGTACTCATACCTAAGCGCCCGGGCGAAGGCCCAGGCGCTATCTCCGTGGTGTCCGCCGGACACCCTTTGGCGGCGCGCGGAGGCGCCGCCTAATGGGGGTTATGTTTTTTGAAGCTCGCTCGAACTGCTGTTTATTCCCGCATCTTTGGTCAAGAGTTGGCAAAGTCTCTTGAGGGGCCTGTGACCTGGGGGAACGTCAGCTATCGATAGCGGTACGGCCGTCCGTGGACGGCCTTGGAGCGGGTGAGGAGTCGCCCGCCGGTCGTCTGCCGACGACCTCTGAACTTCCAGTTCTCCGGCGGCTGGAAGCCGGCCGGGTCCTCGGGCATGCACTCCGAATGCACCCAGCGCTCTGAGAGTTTGTCGACAAATCGACCTACGGCGATCGGCCGGAGGCACATGGGACACGTTCCCGGGAACTTCGCCTGCATCGCGCACAGCCCTTTCTCGCGGCTCCGTGACGCATTGAACGGCTGATGGCAGAAAAGGGCCATCGGACGTAGCTTCGCCCCCCGGTCGGGGCCCTCAGGGCCCCCGAGACGCGGGGAGGTGGCCAGGTGGCCCGTCTGACGGTCAACAAGGACGGCAAGCTGGCCGGCGGGTCCCCGCGGGACCGCCGCATCTCCAAGGCGTCCTCGAAGGACAAGAAGCAGATCATCATCGCGACGGTGCGCATGGGGCACACCATCGCCGAGGGGTGCCACCAGGCGGGCGTGACCCGCAAGACGCACGAGTACTACCGGAAGAGTGACCCGGACTACCGGGACCTGATCGACCGGGCGTTGCAGAGCAACCTGGAGAAGTCCAAGGGTGACAAGCGCCCGGTGCCGGACTTCCCGGAGTTCTGCGAGCGGTACCTGAAGACGCAGCTCTTCCGGCACCACCTCCAGTGGTACGACCTCCTGGAGGGCCGCGAGCCCCGGGAGCTGCACCCGGCCCAGCGCTTCGTCCGCGGGGACGAAGACCAGATCGTGGTCAACACCCCGCCGGAGCACGCGAAGAGCACGACGCTCACCGTGAACTACGTGGTGTGGCGGATCGTCCAGGACCCGAACATCCGCATCCTGCTCGTGTCCAAGACGCAGTCCATGGCCGCCAAGTTCCTCTTCTCGATCAAGCAGCGGCTCGCCGAGTCCGAGACGTACTTGGACCTCCAGCAGCACTTCGGGCCGCCCGGCGGCTACCAGGAGGGCGCCAGCACCTGGAGCAGCACGCAGATCCGTGTGGCCGGAGCCGACTCCGGCGAGAAGGAGTACACGGTCGAGGCCGTCGGCATCGGCGGCCAGATCTACGGCACGCGTACGGACCTGGTCATCATGGACGACTGCGTGGACAACACGAATCACCAGCAGTTTGAGGCGCAGATCGACTGGATTCAGAACATCGTCGGCTCCCGCGTCGCCGACGTCGGCGGGCGCATGCTGCTCATCGGCACCCGCATGGCCACGGTGGACCTGTACTCCGAGATCCTGAAGCCGGCGTACTACTCCGAGGGCACCTCGCCCTGGACGTACCTGACCCAGCCCGCGGTCCTCAACTTTGCCGACGACCCGAAGGACTGGGAGACCCTGTGGCCGGCGACCAACCGGCCGCCCGTGACCATCCAGGCCAGGAAGACGGCCCAGGAGGCCGGCTGGCCCAAGGACGGCCTCTGGCCGATGTGGCACGGCGAGGCCCTGGCCAGGAAGCGGCGCAAGATGACGCCGCGCAACTGGTCGATGGTCTACATGCAAGACCAGGTCGCGGACGACGCGATCTTCAAGCAGGCCGACGTGCAGGGCTGCATCGACCGGGCCCGGTACCCGGGCCGCATGGGTGCCGGGCAGCCGCAGCACCGGCAGTACGGCATGGACGGCCTCCTCGTCATCGCCGGGCTGGACCCCGCCGCCGCGGGGTGCACGGCCATGCAGGTCTGGGGACTTGACCGCCGCACCGGAGTGCGGTGGGTGCTGGACGTCGTCAACAAGCGCGGCATGCCGCCGCACGAGATGCGCAGCGAGATCAAGCGCCTGACCGAGCGGTACGGCATCTCGGAGTGGCGGGTCGAGAAGAACGCCTACCAGGCGTCCATCGTTCAGGACCAGCTCATCAAGGACTACCTGACCGCCCGCGGCTGCCTCATCTCGCCGCACCACACGAACAGCAACAAGTGGGACCCCGATTTCGGTGTGGCCTCCATGGCCACGCTCTTCGAGGGCTGGCAGGACAAGCGGAACCTGATCCGGCTGCCGTCGCAGACGCAGAGCGAAGGCGTGCGCGCCTTCATCGAGCAGCTGTGCTCCTGGTTCCCGGAGACCAAGGGCCTGACCGACACGGTCATGGCCGCCTGGTTCGTGGAGATCCGCTGCCGGGAGCTGATGGTCAGCGACTACAGCGGCTGGCACACGAACTCCTCCGAGTTCACCTCGGAGCGCGACCAGGCCGGACAGATGGTCGTGGACATCGACTTCGCCTTGCAGCAGCAGGGCGCTGGTGCCTGGGACGGGACGGTGAACTGGTGATGGACGGAGTCTTCACGCAGTGCCCGGCCGTCAGTCCGGCCACCGGCCGTCAGTGCGTCCGACTGGCCGGAACGCACGAAGAGCATCAGGACCAGCAGGCGCGAGACGCGTACTGCCACCGATGGACGGACCAAGAGGAAGGCCGAAATGGCACGCATGGCTGACGCCTCATGGCGCCCGATTCCGGACAACTACACCGCGAACGGTCAGACCGAAGTCCGCGGCGTGGTCGTCCACATCATGGCCGGGACCCTGTCCGGCACCGACTCGTGGTTCAGGAACCCGCAGGCGCGGGCCTCCAGCCACTTCGGCACCGGCAAGGCCGGCGCGCTGTACCAGTGGGTCGACACGAAGGACCGCGCCTGGGCCCAGGCCGACGGGAACCGCACCTGGATCTCCGTTGAGAACGAAGGTCAGGGTGGAGACATCCTGACGGGCGAGCAGTTGGACGCCAACGCCGAGGTGCTGGCCTGGGCGCACCGCGTCTACTCCGTGCCGCTCCAGGTGGCCAGCGGCCCGTCCGGCCGCGGCCTCGGGTACCACGCGATGGGCGGCAGTGCCTGGGGCGGGCACACCTCGTGCCCCGGCCCCAAGATCGTGGCCCAGCTCCCGGAGATCGTCCGCCGGGCGAAGAACATCATCAACGCAGAGGAGGACTCCATGGCAGGCATGGACAAGGGCGACGTCTTCGACGCCTCGTGGAACACCGACGGCCTTCCGGCCCCCGCGTCCGCCCCGGACGTGAAGAAGAACCCGAAGTGGACGCCGTCCAGCTACCTGCGCTCGATCTACAACGGCGTGATCGGCATCCGGGCCGACCTGAAGGCCCTCCGGGCCGCCGTGGACAAGCTCAGCGAGCAGAAATAGCTGGCTGACCGTAGCCTTCGCCCTCGCGGGAGGTGGTCATGGCGGGAATCGATCAGATCGCACGCCGAGTTGAGGCGCTGCGCCGTGACGCCCAGGAGCGGGACGCACGGCACCAGACGGTCTTCGACGCCCGGTCGCAGAAGATCGACAACATCGCGCCCGGCTCCATGCCAGACGCGTGGCCGCGGCCGATCACGGCCAACATCATTGACACTGCGGCCCGGCAGCTCGCCGAGAACCTGGCGCCCCTACCGTCGATCAACTGCGCCCCCGGCGTGGTGACGAGCGAGCGACAGAAGAAGCGCGTCGCCAAGAAGACGAAGATCGCGTACTCGTACGTCATCGAGTCGAACCTGAAGGCCAAGATGCCGCAGGGCTGCGACTGGTACCTGATGTACGGCTCGATGCCCATCGTGGTGGAGCCCGACTTCGCAGCCGGGCGCCCGCGGCTGCGCTTCGACAACCCGATGAAGACGTACGTCGAGTACGAGCTGTCCGGCAAGGTCCGCTCGTACACGAAGGTCTGGCGTGAGAGCGCCCGGAAGCTCGCGGCCAAGTTCCCCGAGCACGCGCAGGCGATCCTGGGCGGGGACCAGCCGTACGGCCGCCAGACGCAGGGCGACACCGAACTTGAGCTGGTGAAGTTCTGCGACTCGGCGCAGTACGTGCTGTACATGCCGGAGCGCAAGAACCTCGTCCTCCTGGTCACAGAGAACCGCTTCGGCAAGCCGCCCGTGGCGGTGGCCCAGAAGCCCACCTGGGACGAGCAGGACCGCGGTCAGTTCGATGACGTGATCTGGCCGATGCTGGCCCGTAACCGTATGGCGATGCTCGGTTTGCAGGCCACGCAGCAGACCGTCAGGGCCCCCTTGGCCATTCCGACCGACGTACAGAAGATCCCCTTCGGCGACGATGCGGTGATCCGCACGAACAGCCCGGAGAAGATCCGTCGAGTCGGCACGGACATGCCGCAGGCGGCCTGGCAGCAGGACGCCCTGCTGCGCCAGGAGGTCATGAGCGGCACGCGCACGCCGGCCAGCGCGACCGGCGACGTGGACGCATCGATCATCACCGGTCGCGGCGTGGACGCCCTCAACGGCGGCTACGACATCCAGGTGGCCACCGGCCAGCTGGTCATCGGTCACGCTCTCGAACAGGCCCTGGAGTTGGCCTTCGAGATGGATGAGAAGTTCTGGCCGGAGGCCAAGAAGTCCATCAGCGGCGTGATCAACGGGACTCCCTTCGAGGAGTCCTACACGCCGTCCAAGGACATCAACGGCGACTACCGCGTCAGCGTGAGCTACGGCTTCGCCGCGGGGATGAATCCGAACCAGGCGCTGATCTTCCTGCTCCAGCTCCGCGGGGACCAGCTCGTCTCCCGGGACTTCGTCCAGCGGCAGCTGCCCATGGACGTGGACGTGGCCTCCATTCAGGCCGAGGTCGACAAGGAGCAGACGACCGACGCTCTGAAGCAGGGCGTCTTCGCCCTGCTGTCCTCCATCGGGATCATGGCCCAGCAGGGCATGGACCCGACGATGCTGCTCACCAACGCCGCCAAGCTGATCGAACTGCGTGAGCGCATGCCCATGCACGAGGCGATCCTGACGGCCTTCCAGCCGGAGCCGCAGCCTGAGGCTGTCGTTCCTGGTGCCCCCGGCGGCCCTGTCGAGGGCCAGGGCCCCGGGGGACTCCCCGGCGTATCGCCGACCACGGGCCTGCCGCAGGGCATCGCCCCGGGCCAGGCCCAGATGGGCCCCGGCGGTGAGCCGGACGTCATGAGTCTTCTGGCCGGGCTGACCAGCTCGGGCAAGCCCACCGCATCCGCATCAGTCAAGAGGAGTGTTCCGGCATGACGTGCCGAACCTGCGGCCGTCCGGCCGAGAACGGCAGGCCCACCCACTGGCTGGGCTGCAAGGAACTCAACCTCGTCGAGGTCGCCACCGACTTCAGCGAGGAGGAGAAGGCCGACTTCTTCGAGACGGCTGGTCGATGTGAGCACGAGGGATGCAGGCGCTTCAAGTGGAGCACCGGTCCTCGCACGAAGTACTGCGTCGACCACAAGGACCCCAAGAGCAGGGAGAAGTGATCATGAGCGAAGGATTCGCGGGTGACCCGTTCCACGAGGGCAGCAGCCAGCCCATGGCGCACCTCAAGGGCGGCATGGAGCAGCCCCACACCCAGCAGCCGATGACGAGCGAGAACGCTGGCAACTCCATGGGCGGTGCCAACGACACCGCGCCGGGCACCGGCTCCTGGAACGCCACCTCGCTGGGCGCCAAGCCGTCCGGCTCCGGCAGCAACGACAAGAACAAGGCGCACTAGCTGATGGCCCGCGGCGGATACAGGCAGCCGGCCAACCCGGCCCCCGTCAGCGGGCCGGGTGCGCTCTCGAAGCGCACCGACGGCGGACCGGGCCAGCCGGTCCGTGTGCCCTCCGGCGGGAAGTACGGGGAGCGGCAGGGGCTGGAGCAGATGCAGCAGTCGGCGCCCGTCTCGGCGTCGCCGGGCGGGGATGTCGGGGCGCCGACCCCGGCGGACGTGGCCGCGGATGTCGTCGGTTTCGACGCGCCGTCACAGATGCCGGACACCCCGATCACGGCCGGTGCCGATATGGGCGAGGGGCCGGGCATGGAGGCCTTGGGCCTGCCCAGCCAGACCGACGAGGACATGCGCCGTCTGGTCACCTGGCTGCCGGTCTTCGAGCACATGGCCAACCAGCCGGGCTCCAGCAAGGCGGCCCGGAACTTGGTGCGTCAGCTGAAGGGCATGGCCTGATGGACTGGTGGACGACCCTGGGCAACTACATGACGTTGCTCGGCGATGCGCCCGCGCTCGCCGTGGACATGGCCCTGACGGGCCCCAACGCCGATCACGTCGGCTACGGCCTGGCCTTCGGCATGCAGGCGTCCCCGACCGAGATGAACGTCTACCCCGACGAGGGCATGTTCGCTGAGGGGGCCTGATGGACTTCAGCGACGTCCTGAAGAACGTCCGCGACGTGGGCTACGGCGTGCCCATCGTCGGTACGTACCTCGGCGCCGGGATCAACCAGTTCGTGGACGACGAGCAGTCGGCGTCCGGGCACTGGATCGAAGACAACCTGATGAAGCCCGGCTCGCAGCCGCTCGTCAAGGCGATGCACGCCCTGGCGTGGACGTACGACAACGGCGTGTCGCAGCCCATCTCCACCTTCCTGCTGGCCGGTACGCACAGCGAGAACCAGGGCTTCGGGGAGCTGTTCGAGGCCAGCACCTGGGCCAAGTCCTGGCACGTCGCCAACCACGTCTCGCCAGGGCAGGCGTTCTGGGCGAATCACGGCGAGGTCGAAGAGATCCTGAAGGACCGGCCGTACTACGCGACGCCGTCCGCGGCCTACCTGCCGCCGGGCTGGGAGGATCTGCCGGAGGACGAGCAGCAGGAGCTGCTGGGCAAGGCGGGCATGCCGGTGATCGGCAACGCCGCCGTGGAGAAGATGCGCCGGGACTCAGCCTTCTTCAAGTACGCCAGCGGCACGACGGACTTCGCGGTCCGCTGGTGGCTGGACCCGGCCGTCCTGGCCGGCAAGGGGATTGGCGCGGCGCGCACGAAGTTCGTGGTCACTCCCCGCCCCAAGGGCGGATGGAGCGGCGAGGACATCGGCAAGATGATGGACTCCTCGCGCATGGCCAAGGTCCAGGACTTCATCTGGACCAACAAGGACAATCCGCAGCTGATCAACAACCTGTCGATGTTCAAGAAGTCGGCCCTGGGCCCCCGGGCCGGATCGATCATCTCCAAGCTGACGAGTCCCGAAGAGGTCGCCCTCTTCCTGCGTACGACGCTCGGCGACGTCGAGGCGCGGAGCAAGCTCCAGAGCGAGAACGCCGCGGCGGCGGCGCGCATGGATGCGGTGACCGAGCGCCTGAGCAAGCTGGAGCTGGAGGCCCTGCCGCGCGTGCGCGCGCAGGCCAACCCCCAGGCGGAAGCGATGGTCACCGCCCGCATGGACGAGCTGCGCGGGCTCCAGCAGGCGGACGAGGATCTGACCGCCCGGTACACGGCGACCCTGGAGCACCAGGGCGAGCTGGACGCCCTGAACCTGACCCGCCTGTCGGGCTCACGCGCGTACACGCGCACGGCGAACCAGAACCTCTTCAGGACGGGCCCGGCCTTGGGCACGACCTCCAAGGAGGTCGGCCGGCTCGCGAAGACGCGGATCTATGCGAACGACATGTTCGGCTCCAGCTCTACGCTGATCCGCTCCTTCGGTGAGGCGCACCCGAACGGCCTGATTCAGATCGACGACATCCATCCGGAGGCCATCGACGAGCTGCGCGGGCAGATCGCCCGCATCCCGGCCATCGGCCCCGACATCCGGGCCGACTTGCTGAACCGCTACTTGGCCACGCAGACCGAGGGCGAACGCCTGGAGATGCTGGAGGAGATCCAGGGTCTCGGCGTGAAGAAGGTCGCCGAGAAGCACGGTTTCACGACGGACGAGGCCAAGGCCCTGTATGCCGAGTACCGGGCGAATATCACCCACGGCCAGGAAGACCTGCGCCGGTACTCCGGCGCGAACATGGGCGACGAGCGCCAGAGCGCGGACATCTTCGCCGGCCACGACGGCAACCTGAAGATCCACCCCAACATGGTCACGAAGCTGGCCAACGACCATGTGATGATCGATTTGACCGCGCTGGACAAGACGCTGGCCCGGCATGGCAGCGCCCTCAAGGCGCTGCGTACGTCACGGATCGGTAACCCCGACTGGCTGGTTGACGGGGCTGACTACGTCAGCCACCTGTGGAAGTTCGCGACCCTGTTCCGCCTGGGCTACATCCCCCGTGTGCTGTCGGACGACCTTCTGGGCCAGGTGGCCCGCCTGGGCGCGGCGACGATGGCCGCTCGCGCCGGCTACGGCGTCAAGAACCTGGCCACCAACCTCTTCCACTGGAAGCCCGCGGCCTTCTACGAGGGCCAGGAGGCCGTGGCCCGCGAGGGCCTGCGCTTCGCGGACGATGAGATCAAGGCCCTGCGGCCGGAGGCCGACGCCCTGGCGAAGCAGCTGGAGCTGCGCGGCGCTACGTACCGGGCCGACCTCGGCAAGGCCAAGGCGCGGGCCACCCGGGCCCGCGGCAAGCTGGCCACGATGGACCGCACCGCGGACCCGGTCAAGTACAACGCCCTGTCGCAGTTGACGGCGAAACTCGACGAGCAGGTCACTGCCGCCGAAGCGAGACTGGAGAACCACTCGCCGCGGCGCCGGGAGCGCCTGTCGCAGCTCAATGAGCAGCTGGACGAGCTGATGGGCCACCGGTCCATGCACGAGTCCGCGGCCGAGGCCGCGAAGGGCATGAAGGGCAAGGGCTTCCGACAGACGTCGCAGCTGGACCGCCCCGTGTCCGTGGGCGGCATCGAGCTGCCGCCCGCTCTCGCGGGTGAGCAGGGTGAGTACTACATGAAGATGATCTCCTCGGACGACAGTCTGAGGACGCTGCTTCAGCGCAACAAGCAGATGATCCATTCGAACTTGCAGAAGGCGGCCTCCACGAAGGCCGCGGCCCCGATCAGCTACCCCGGGACCGAGAAGACGTTCGTGGAGGCGTGGCACAAGGCCATCAACCACCAGATCATGCAGGACAAGCTGGCCCTGAAGGCCGTCAACGGCGCGACGGCCGACGACATGGCCCGCTGGCTGAAGAGCACCCCCGAGGGCCGGGCGTACCGCCGCCGCCTGGGCATTAAGTACGACACGCCGGAGCGCATCGCCCAGGCGGTGTGGCACGAGGTGGACGAGTACATGCCGCCCCTGTCGGGCATCCGCGAGGCCGCCCTGAAGGGTGAGGCGGACATCGACTACCTGGCCAGCATGGCCAAGACGGGCCAGTACCCGCAGTACGTGCACAGTCACCAGCTCGGCGAGGCCCTGGCGGGCTCGAACCATGCCACCCGGGCGATGGATCACGTCATTGACTGGTGGTACAAGTGGGCGGCTTCGCTGCCCGCCGACCGCATGTCCCGGCACCCGCTGTTCAACCAGCTCTACGAGGGCCACGCCCGCAACCTGGCGGGCCAGGAGATCAAGCAGGGCGTCACGCTCACCGCGGCGGATGCCGACCGTCTGGCCCAGACGGCCCGCAGGCTGGCCCTGAAGGACACGCGCAAGCTCGTCTTCGACATCGCCCACAGGAGTGACGTGGGCAGTGCCATGCGCTTCATGAGCCCCTTCTATGCGGCGACCACGGAGGCGTGGCAGCGCTGGGCGCGGATCATCGCGGACCGTCCTCAGACGGTCGGGTACGCCAGCCTTTTCTTCAACGCCCCGACCTCCTGGGGCTGGGCGCAGGACTCGAACGGCAACAAGATCGCCCGCGACGGCACGGTGACGGACTTCGACCCGAACACGGGGAAGATGGTCCGCCGCTTCGTCCCCAAGGGGGAGCGGCGCATCGTCGCCCGCGTACCGCGGTTCCTGGTGGACAGCGACATCGGCAAGTCGCTGGGCATGGACAGCCTGGACAACAAGCTGGGCAAGTTCAAGATCTCCCAGGACTCGATGAACCTGATCACCCAGGGAGACCCGTTCTACAACCCGGGCACGGGCCCGGTGGTGTCCATCCCCGCCTCGCTCCTGGTGAAAGACAAGCCGAAGCAGGCCGAGATGCTGCGGCATCTCGGCGTCCTGCCCTTCGGGCCGACGCCCGGCGGCATCGGTGAGACGGTGGCCCAGCAGGCCTTGCCCGCGTATGCGAGAAACTTCCTCACAGCCTTCGACAGCTCGGACGAGCGCTACCAGCGCATCAAGTTGCAGATCATGCAGAAGGCGGCGTACGAGCACGCCAACCTGGGCAAGCCCATGCCCAGCGCGAAGGAGATCTCCGAGCGCACGCGGAACTACTGGCTGTTCTCGGCGGGCACCGCCTTCGTGCAGCCCTTCGCCACGCAGCAGCAGGACGAGTATCAGTTCTTCCGGGACCAGTACAACGCCCTGCGCCGCAAGGACCCGCTGAAGGCGGACGAAGAGTTCCTGGACCGCTTCGGCGAGAGCTACTTCGTCTTCGCCCAGGCGACGACCGAGAACAGCGGCGGCGTGCCGGCCACGATGAAGGCCGTCGAGCTGTCCCAGAAGTACAGCGAGCTGATCGCGAAGAACCCCGAGCTGGCGGCCCTGATCGTGGGCCCGGACGGCAAGGGCCCCTTCTCGCCGGAGGCGTACACGTACCAGCTGTCCGTCCCGCTGATCCCCGGCGGGGCGGAGATGCAGCGCTCCCGGCTGAGCGCCGACGAGGCGATGACGGAGAACCAGCGCCGTCTGGGATGGAGCAAGTTCACGCAGCTCCAGAACGCGGTGACCGCCCGCCTCCACGCGGCGGGCTTCGAGTCCTTCGAGGATGAGGGGGCCGAGCAGTTCAAGGCCATGCGCTCCGGCATCTCCAAGGTGCTCGGAGATCCGCTGCTGCCCGACGGCAGCGACAACCCCTTCTACAACGAAGAGTGGTCGAAGGACTTCTACACCATCGATCCGAAGCGGTACGACCGCCTGATACCGGGCCTGACGGCCGTCGCGAACAGTGACCTGGCCCAGCAGAAGAACCGCAGCGACCTGCGGCGCCTCCAGGAGTACCTGAGCTACCGCAAGGCCCTGACGACGACGCTGGCCGCCCGGGACAAGCAGGGCGGCTCCCTGTCGCTGAAGGCCAAGTCCAACACGGATCTGGCCATCGTCTGGGGCCGAATTGTTGACGCTCTCGTAGAGTCCGACACCCGCTTCGGAGATCTTTACCACCGCTACCTGTCCAGAGACCTGGGCGTAGACCTGGAGCTGGAGGAGGAGTAGATGGTTCTCGCGTCCGAAGGCGGCAAGAAGGACGACCCGTACCTGAAGGCCCTGGAGCAGTTCGCCCAGGCGGGCGGCGGCTCCGCCGACCCGGGCAAGGTCTACATGGGCAAGGGCTACGCCGGGGCCTACGGCCCCCATGGCGGGTCCGGATCGGTGGCCCCCGACAAGGGCCACGACCTGTGGGTCTCCACCAAGGAGGCCGAGTCCGAGTTCTACAAGTGGTCCTCCAAGAAGCAGCAGGACTTCACCGCTCAGGGCATCCTGAGCGGCCTTCTGAAGCTCGGCGACGGCCCCATGGAGGCCGGCAGCCTCTGGAAGAAGCTGGTCAAGGAGGCGTCGAACTACGGCGCCACGGGGCAGAAGGTCACGCCCATCGATCTGATGGCCTCGTACGTCAAGGCGTCCGGCGGCGCCAACGCCTGGCACCAGCAGGGCGTCTTCGAGATCAACACGCAGACCGGCGAGCGCCGCTACGTCGGCCCCGGCACCTACCTGGGCGACGGCAAGTCCCAGCAGACGGACACCCGCGTGGATCTCACCGACCCGGACACGGCCCGCGCCGTGGCCACCAAGCTCTTCCAGGACATGATGGGACGCGACCCCGGCCAGGGGGAGCTGGGCACCTTCGCCAGCGCGCTGCACAGCGCCGAGGAGGCGAGCCCGGTCGTCTCCACGACGACCACCCAGTACGACATGGAGACGGGCCAGCCGATCGGCTCGGACACCACGCAGTCCGGCGGCCTCACCTCCGAGGCCCGCTCGTACATCGGGGAGCAGCAGGTCAAGAAGAAGAAGGAGTACGGCGCCTACCAGGCGGCGACCACGTACCAGAACGCCTTCGATGCCCTGATCTTCGGCGGACCGGAGTAGGCCATGGCCAGAGGCGAAGACATCGTCGAGACGCTGCGCTCCCAGCTCGGAGTGCAGTACGTCTGGGGCGGCTCCAGCCCGTCCCAGGGCTTCGACTGCTCGGGCCTGGTCCAGTGGGCCTTCGGCAAGGCGGGCATCGAGCTGCCCCGTACCACGTACAACCAGATCAACCAGGGCGCCAGCGTGCAGCCCAACAAGCTGCGCCCGGGGGACCTGGTCTTCTTCGACACGGACCGCAAGCGGTCCGGCCCGGACCACGTGGGCGTCTACATCGGGGGCGGGAAGTTCATCCACGCCGCGAGAACGGGCCAGCCCGTGAAGATCAGCTCTCTTGCGGAGAGCTACTACATGGACCGCTGGATGGGCGGGCGCCGGATCTCCGGCGTCTCCGCCGATGCCTCCTCGGGCGGCGGGGAGGCCCTGGAGGTCGCCCCGCGGCTGGACGCCAGCGAGCTGGCCGAGACCTACGGCATGTCCTACGCGTTCTTCAAGTCCCAGCCGGAGCTGATGAAGCTCCTGGACGGGGCCGTTGCGGAGCAGTGGAGCCCCGAGAAGTTCCAGGCTCACGTGAAGAACTCGAAGTGGTGGAAGACCAACTCGGAGACGGTGCGCCAGGCGCAGCTTCTCCAGAAGACCGATCCGGCGACCTACAAGGCCAACATGGAGGCCGCCCGCGTGGCGGCCCGGCAGATGGCCGTGAAGACCGGCGCCATCCTGTCTGACAAGAACGTCGAGAAGCTGGCCAAGAACATGGTCTGGTACGGCTGGCAGGACGCCCAGGTCAGCAACTTCCTGGGCCAGTACATCGACTTCACGGACAAGCAGACCCTCGGCGGCATGGCCGGCGCCGCGGCCAAGGCCATCAAGGAAGAGGCCTACAAGAACGGCGTGGCCGTCACGGAGCAGTCCGTGAAGAACAACGCGGCGTACATCGTCAGGGGCTTGACGACCATGGAGAAGGTCCAGGCGTCGATGCGCGAGCAGAGCGCCGGGCTCTACCCGGCGTTCGCCGACCAGATCAAGGCAGGGGCCAGCATCCAGGATCTGGCCCAGCCGTACGTCCAGATCGTCGCCCAGGAACTGGGTCTTCCCGAGACGGACGTCAACGTGTACACCCCGAAGGTCAAGGCCGCCCTGGGGCGCGTGGACGCCAAGGGCCAGCCCCAGGCCATGGGCCTGGACGAGTTCACGCAGCTCGTGCGGAACGATCCGAAGTGGCGCCGCCAGCCCGGCGTTGCCGAAAAGACCATGAACATCGGCAGGCAGATCCTCAAGGACTTCGGATTGGGGTTCTGACGTGGCGATCAGCTTCGAAGCGTTCTTCTGGTCCCTGACCCAGCAGGAGTCCGGCGGCAACTACGGCGCCGTGGGCGTGTGGGTCGGCGGAGACCGGGCGTACGGCCGGTACCAGGTCATGGGCGCGAACATCCCCTCCTGGACCAGGCAGTACTACGGCAAGACGCTGACCCCGCAGCAGTTCCTGAACAACCGGGCCGCACAGGACGCGGTGGCCCGCGGCAAGCTGAAGTCGTACGTCAACAAGTACGGCTACCGCGGCGCGGCCGCCGCCTGGTACAGCGGCAACGCGTCCCTGCACATGTCGACGCGCCCGCAGCCGGGCGGGCCGTCCATCAAGGGCTACGTGGACTCGATCATGAATCGAGCCCTTCAGTACAAGGGAGGGGGTGGGGGCAGTGGAGACAGCTACAGCGGCGGTGGAGGCTACGTACCGGACGCCCCGGTCAAGGTGAAGCTGGACAAGGACGAGCTGGCGGAGTCCTACGGACTGACCTCCGCCCTGATCAACAGCTCCAAGGAGCTGAAGAACCTGTTCAATCAGGCCGTCAGCGGCAGCTGGTCGGCCGCCAAGTTCCAGGCGAAGCTGAAGAACAGCAAGTGGTGGAAGTCGCAGAGCAGCACTCTGCGGAAGTACATCACGACCAAGTTCACCGACCCGGCGACGCACTCTCAGAACTGGAACAACGCCCAGTACAAGGTCAACGCCCTGGCCGTCCAGGTCGGCCTGGGCAACCAGATCAACTCCAAGGGCAAAAGCTCCAAGCTGCTCTACGACGCCATCTATAAGTCGCTGGCGCTCGGCTGGAGCGATGCCAGGATCAAGGACTGGTTCGGCGCCCGTGCGACCACGCACGGCGGTGTCATGTGGGGCGAGGCCGGCGAAGCCTTCGACAAGATGCACGAGATCGCCTACATGAACGGCATGCGCTACAGCCAGGACTGGTACAAGAAGAACGCCCAGCAGATCGCCTCCGGCAAGTCGACCATCGAGACCCTGGAGGCGCAGATCCGCAAGGCGTCTGCGGCCCGGTTCTCCGCGTTCTCCGAGCAGATTCTTGCCGGCCAGAACGCCATCGACCTGGCAGCCCCGTACATCAAGACCGTGTCGCAGCTCCTGGAGCTGCCGGAGACGGACGTCGACCTGTTCGACAAGCACGTGTACGGCGCCATGAACGGCTCGAAGGCCGGGGCGAACTACCCCCTGTGGCAGTTCGAGAACGACGTACGCAACGATCCGCGCTGGCGGAAAACGAACAACGCCCGTGAGTCGATGATGACGGTCGCCCGCCAGGTGGCCAAGGACTTCGGATTGGCCTTCTGATGACGACACCAGCGCAGAACGTCCCCGACGAGTTCCAGGATGTCCTGGACCTGCCCGAGCCGGGAGCGGTCGACCAGGCCGCCCTGAAGCGGGCCCTTCAGGGCGAACTCAAGGCCAGGACCAAGCAGGCCGGCAACTCCATGGCCGCGGTGGGCGCACAGCGCCGGATCGACGACCTGGAGAAGCAGCTCCGCAACAAGAAGCTGTCGAAGAAGCAGCGCGCCTCCCTGTCGCAGCAGCTGACCCGCGCCAGGACCGACCTGGGCGCGTACAAGGCCAGGCAGTCGGCGCTGAACACGGCGCACACCAACGCCCAGAGCAAGATCTACGAAGTCCGCGGCGAGTACGACAAGCTCCTGACCGGGGAGAACAGGGATGCGTTCCTGGCGCTCAAGTCCCTTTTCAACACGTACGGCCTGGGCTCCCTGGCCGGGAAGATCTACGACTACGTCAAGCAGGGCTACGGCGCCGACACCATCGCGATCCTGCTCCAGGACACCAAGGAGTACAAGACGCGCTTCGCGGGCAACGAGGCCCGCGCGAAGAACGGCCTGGCCGTGCTGAGCCCTGCGGACTACCTGGCGACCGAGCAGGCGTACCGGCAGATCCTCAGCTCTGCCGGACTGCCGAAGGGCTTCTACGACAACCCGGCGGACTTCATGCGCTGGATCTCGGACGACGTCTCTCCGACGGAGATTAAGTCCCGTGTGGACCTGGCCGTGGCCGCCACGGGCCAGGCCAACCCGCAGTACAAGGAAGCCCTCTTCAAGATGTACGGCATCAACGAGGCCGACCTGACGGCGTACTTCCTGGACCGCAAGCGCGCCGAGCCGATCCTGAAGAAGCAGGCCGCCGCGGGCGCCATCGGCGCAGCGGCCCTCCGCCGCGGCTTCGCGGCGAACACTCTGGACCTGGAGGGCTACGCCACGCTGGGCATCACGGCCGATCAGGCCGAGCAGGCGTACGCGCAGATCTCCGAGGGCTGGGACTCCATGCTGGGCATAGCGGGCCGCTACGGCTCCTCCTGGAGCCAGCGGGAGGCGGAGCAGGAGGTCTTCACCCCTGGCGCCTCCAGCGCCAGCGAGAAGGGCAAGAGGCTCAAGTCCCAGGAGCGGGCACTCTTTGCGGGTGGCCGCGGAGGCACGATCCAGGGTCTCAACGCCGGGTATTCTCAGACCTGACGCTGTGCGCGAGGACCCGGGAACGGGACTACTTGCCGCGCACAGAGGGCGGGACCGAGTTCGAGTCGCAACGCTCACATCCAAAGCCCCCGGACCTCTCCCCGGGGGCTTTGTGCTGCCCTGACGCAGCAGATGGCACTTTTGAACACGTTCGGTTTACAGTCGTCCACCGACGGACCCACCGGCCCCGTCCCAGACGAAGTCCGGTAGCGGAGCACGACCCCTTCCCCCGGAGGGCAAGTAGGCCGCGCAAGGTGAACGGGAGTGCGTCATGAGCGGTGAATACAGCTTCGGCTTCGACCCCGACGACACGTCGGACCTGGGCGAGACGAACGGACAGGCCGAGCAGGGGCCCAAGTGGTTCCGCGAGGGCCTGAACAAGCTCTCCAGCCAGGTGAACGAGCTAAAGGCGGAGAACGACCGCCTGAAGGCCGAGAAGAAGACGCAGGCCGTATCCGAAGCGCTCAAGGCGAAGGGCTACGCCCCGCAGGCCGCAGGCCTGTACACGGGTGAGCCCGACAAGCTGGACGAGTGGCTGACCGCCAACGGCGGCGCCCTGGCCAAGCTCCCCGAGGGAGCAGGGCAGAGCGAGCAGCAGGCCCAGCAGGGCCCGCCTGCCACCACCGTGCCGGCCGACGGTCAGGAGCAGATGCAGCGCATGCAGGAGCAGGGCACGCAGGGCGTGGCCCCTCCGCAGGGCACTGACAACGAGCTGGCCGCGGCCCTGAAGGCCGCACAGACCCCCGAGGACTTCGCCAAGCTCATGCAGTCCCAGGGCAACCAGTTCGACTGGGGCATTCCCTCCTGATCTCTCCCCGTCCCTTCGGCACCCCTAAGGGGTGAGAGGTCACCATGGCCAACGCCTACACCGACACATCGGCGATGAGCAACGCGGTACAGACCGCGTACGACAAGTCCTTCGAGTTCGCGCTGCGGTCGCAGCCCATGTTCCGCGCGGTCGCCGACAAGCGGCCCGTGAACACGACCGCCCCCGGCGGCTCGATCGTCCTGGAGAAGTTCAAGGATCTCGCCGTGGCCACCACGGCGCTGACCGAGAACACCGACCCGGACTCCGTGGCGATGGGCAACCCCGACACGGTCACCATCACGCTCAACGAGTACGGCAACCCGGTGCTCCGCACCCGGAAGCTGTTCCTGTACTCGCTGACCGACGTGGACCCGGCGATCGCGAACATCGTCGCGTTCAACATGGCCGACTCGGTGGACACCGTCGTGCAGACCGAGCTGCGCTCGGGCACCAACGTGATCCAGCGCAAGGCCGGTACGGTCTCGTACGTCACCAACGGCTCCGTGTCCACCCCCGTGGGCACCACCATGACGGCCACGGACTCCTTCAACTCGGCCATCGCCCGCCTGGCCACGGCCAAGCTCCGGGCGAACAAGGCCGTGCCCCGCAAGGGCTCCATGTACTGGTGCGCGATCCACCCCGAGGTCTCCCACGACCTCCGGGCGGAGACCGGCGCCGCCGCCTGGCGCGACCCGCACAACTACTCGGCCGCCGGCAACATCTGGGCCGGTGAGATCGGCGCCTACGAGGGCGCCTTCTACGTCGAGTCCCCGCGGTGCTACAACGCCGTGGACGCCGGTACCGGCGACAACTCGGTGCGCCGCTTCCGGACGTACTACGCGGGCCAGCAGGCCCTGGCGGAGGCCGTCGCCGACGAGTTCCACATCGTCGCAGGCCCGATCGTCGACAAGCTGGCGCGGTTCCGGCCGCTCGGCTGGTACGGCGTGGCTGGCTGGAAGCTGTACCGGCAGGAGGCGCTGATTCGCGCCGAGACGACCTCCACCATCAACGCGAACTGATGGCCACCTGGACGTTCCGGACCCCCGTCCAAGACGAGGGTCCGGCGTCCTGGGAGGACCCGCTGTTTCTGCGCGTCAAGCTGGCTCGGGGGATCTCGATCCTGGAAGGGCCGCCCGGCGTGTACCGGACGGCCCGTTTCCCTACTCAGGACGAGATCGCGGCCAGTCAGCCGTCCTTCTATCAGGGCGGCCATGAGTACGAGGTCGACGACGCCACCAAGGCCGCGCTGATCGCGGCCGGTGTGGGCGTGGACGAGAGCAACTTCGATGCCGCCCCCGGCACCTATGGGGCCGGTGGCTACGGCGAGGGGCCGTACGGAGGATAGATGGTCACGAAGCCAGAGATCGGCAGCTCCGGCTGGGGCACCGTCCTCAATGCGGCCCTGGACTACCTGGACAACCTGATCAGCACCAAGTTCCCCGCCTCGGGCGGCACGATCACGGGCAACGGCACGGACGATCCGCTCACCGTGACCGGCTCCGCGAGCCGGGTCCTGGTCCGGGCCGATGGATCGCTGTACAGCAACGCGCCGAACAGCACTCTTTACAACCTGGGCATCGGGCCGACCAGCGCCCCCTTCGGGGGCGGCGTGTATGTACTCGGCCTGCGCAACGCTCAGACCGTCCCCACGGGCACGCCAGGCACTGGCGGCGTCCTCTATGTCGAAGCCGGCGCCCTGAAGTACAGGGGCGGCAACGGCACTGTGACGACCATCGCCCCCGCATAGGGGGCTGGAGGCAAGCAATGCATGACGAAGACTGCTGCCCGAAGGGCGACGGCGGCAACAGCACCCTGACCAATCAGGACGAGGCCGTGATCCTCGTCGCCACCACGCAGGGCTGCGAAGTCCGCGTGGAGGGCATGCAGGAGCCGGGGAGGCACTGATGTGCCGGACCGGCTGCCCGACGCAGGACCACGCCAGCTGGGGCGAGTGCGCCCGAGCGGCGAACCTGCGCGTGGCGTACTGCGGCATCGGCGGCGGAGACGCCACCGAACAGAAGAAGTGGGATCAGGAACTGTCCCTGTACCGCGCTGCGCGCGCCCAGGGCGTCCAGCCGGACGGAACCAAGGCGAGCCAGGTGGAAGCCGCCCTGCGGGCCTCTGAGGCCGCCGGAGCGGCCTACGGCAAGGACTTCTCGGCGGCAGCCGCGATGCCTGCCGGGATGGAGGCAGCGTAATGCCCGAGATGAAAGTCTTCAGCGGCCCCCTGGCCAATGCGTCGATGGGGTCGGCCAAGGCCGTCATGGCCCCCGCGGCCGGGGCCGCACTGGTCACGTCCCTGCCGCCCAGCGGCCGGGGCCTGTACCGCATCCAGGTCGTGGCCTATCTGTCGGCCGGGACTCCGGCCGCGGCGGACGCAGGCAACCTGGAGTTCCGCTTCGGCGGCACCGCGCTGAGTTCGATCCCGCTCATTCCGGCGCTGAACGTCCCCACGACATGGGAGACGTTCTTCACCAGCGACGGGGCGACGAACTTCAGCATCAACGCCACGGGCGCCGGCACGACCGGCGTGGCCTACAACGTCTTCTTCACCGCCACCAAGGTGGGCGACTGACCATGACCACGCTGGATCAGCTCGTTCATCAGGTGCGCCAGCAGCTCCTGGGCTACTCCATGAACCAGGAGTCCGTCTCGGAACTGGCCCAGGCCATGACGGCCTCGGACACGAGCTTCACGTGCGACTCCGGAACGGTGCTCAACCTGAGCCGCGGTCTCGTCGAGATCGATGACGAACTGATCCTGGTCAAGACGTTCGACGCCCAGTCGGGCCTGGTCACGGTCATGGGCCTGGAGAACGGCCGCGGCTACGAAGGCACCACGGCCGCTACGCACGACGCCCACGCCCTGGTGACGTCCGCACCGGCCTTTCCGAAGGCCCGGATCAAGGCGGCCATCAACGAGACGATCCGGAGCCTGTATCCGGTCCTGGTCGTCTTCGGCTCGACCGAGATCACCAAGTTGGCTCCGGTCGTCGAGTACGAACTGCCCTCCGAGGTGGAGGGCGTCTGGTACGTGACGGGCCAGCTCATCGGCCCGTCCAAGGTGGCGCAGCCACTGCCCAACTGGCGCTACAACCCGAAGGCCAGGACCGAGAACTTCCCCTCGGGGAAGTCCATCCAGCTCTTCGACTACGTCACCGCCGGACAGGCGATGAAGGTCGTCTACTCCAAGGGGCCCGCGGCTCTGACGTCCGGGTCGGACGACTTCACCCTGACCGGGTATCCGGAGCGGTACACGGACCTCGTGGTGTACGGCGCCTGCAAGCGCCTCGTGCCGGCCCTGGAGTCCGCCAGGCTCCAGCTCCAGTCCGTGGAGACCACGGAGCGGGCACCGCTGGTGCCGCCCGCCTCGGCGACGAAGGTCGCCCAGCTCTACGCCTCGCTGTTCGCAGAGCGGCTGGAGGAGGAGCGGGCCCGTCAGTTCGACGAAGTGCCCAACTACGCCACGTTCCAGGGGTCCTGATGCCGAACGCCTACAACTACTCGAACACCGCCATCCAGACGGCGCTGGCCGGCAACATCTCTGCGGGCGCCGCCACGATGACCGTGGACGCCACGACGGGCTTCCCGCCCGTCACTCCGTACGTGCTGGCCGTCGACTACGGCGCGGCCACGGAGGAACTGGTCGTGGTCACCTCTGTGGGCGGCACGTCCCTGACGGTCACGCGGGGTTTCGGCGGCACGTCCGCCCAGTCGCACTCCATCGGCGCCGTGGTGCGCCACGTGGTCAACGCCCAGGATCTGACGGACTTCCGTACGCACGAGGCCGCCACCGCGGCCGTACACGGCATCACGGGGTCGGTCGTCGGCACGACCGACACACAGACCCTGACCAACAAGACCCTGACGTCGCCGACGCTGAACAGTGGTGCCCTCTCGGGCACCTTCACGGGGAGTCCCACGTTCTCCGGGGCCGTGGCCCTGTCGGCCGGTGGCGCCCTGTCGGGCACGTTCACGGGCAACCCGAACCTGTCGGGCACGGTTACGGTCGGACTGCTTCAGAAGACCGGCGCGACGGCAACGACCGACGCGTACACCACGATGGTTGCGAGCGACACCGTCAACCGCTTCGCCGTCCGCTCGGACGGGCAGCTCACCTGGGGCTCTGGCTCCGCCTCCCGGGACGTGAACCTGTACCGCTCGGCCGCGGACACACTGAAGACGGACGACGCTCTGGTCGTGGGCGCAGGGCTCACGGCCAACGACCTGACTGTGACCAACGTCGCCACCGTCAACACGCTGCTGGCCACGACCATCACGCCCGGGTCGACGACGATCCCCTCCGCCAGTCTCCTGTCCGCATCCTCGGGCTGGACGGTCTCCAGCCTGTCGGCCGGTGTCCTGAAGGCCGGCGAGGTGACGGCCAACATCAACTTCACCCGCTCGGGCGGGAACATCACGGTCAACTCCGCCGGGGCCCTGTCCACCGGAGTCGTGCAGATGGGCACCATCAACGCGACGTACGCGCCGCAGGCCGCCCTGGGGACGCTGTACATGCACGCAGGCAACAGCATCGCCACCGGCACCGCCCGGATCGACGCCGCGGGCGTCTACCTCGTCAGGTGGCAGGCGAGCCAGACGATCAGCACCGGGGACATCATCTCCGCGACCATCACGTACCCGGTGTAAGGGACCTGCCATGGCCGATGTCGTCAGCCGGATACCGTTCCCGACCTCGGGGCGTACGGACGCCGCCGCGGCCACGTTCGGGCTGGACGGGGTCCAGTATCACTGGGCCCTTGGCGGCATGCCCTGGCTCAGCGCCATCAGCGACGAGCGCAAGATGATGCGGGCCGGAGCCCCCATCAAGAAGGAGCAGTTCGACAACCAGAACATTCCTGGCGAGCAGTCGCTCGCCAGCTGGTGGCTGCGCTCCCAGATGACCTTCATCGGCGGAGCCGGACTGCTCTACCAGGACCCTTCCGCGGACAACCAGTACGCCATCCGGTACTCGGAGTCCGTCGGACTCAACCCGTGGACGAACGGCAAGCTGACGCTGCTGCGCCAGACGACGCAGCGCATCGCCGACGTCTCGGCGAACAAGCACCTGCTGGTGGGCTGGAACGACGGCACGGACCGCTACTGGTCCGCTGTCGGCAACGTCCTCAAGTCCGACACCGGCTCCGCCGTCAGTACCATCACGTGGGGTGGTGCGGGCACCATCGTCGCCCTGGCGAGCGACGGCACGAACTACTACGCCGCGGACAGCGTCGGCGTCTACAAGGGCGCCGGCAACGGCGTGGGGGCCAAGGTCTGGGACACCGGTTCCTCCGGTGTCGTCCTGGGCTGGGCCAAGGGCCGTCTGATGGCGGCCGTCGACAACAAGGTGTACGAGCTGACGGGCGCAGGCCCTGCGCTGCCCACGGAGAAGTTCGCCCACCTCAATGCGTCGTTCCGGTTCACCTGCTTCGCGGAGGGCACCAACGCCATCTACGCGGCCGGCAACGCCGGAGCCCAGGGCGAGATCCTCAAGTTCGGGCTCGACACGAGTGGAGCCGTACCCACGCTCTCCAGCGGCGGCGTGCTCGCCGCACAGCTGCCCCGCGGTGAGGTCGTCCAGGCGATGACGACCTACCTGGGCTCCTTCGTCGGCATCGGCACCAACCGCGGCTTCCGCGTCGGTCAGGTCGACGACCAGGGAGACATCCAGTACGGGCCTCTGCTCTTCACCAACGCCTCGGGCGTGAAGGCCGTGGCGGCCTACGACCGCTTCTTCTTCGCCGCGGCGACGAATGCCATCGACGGCCAGAGCGGCCTGTACCGGGTGGACCTGGGCCAGCCGCTCGAAGGCGGCGACATCTCCCCGTCCGTGCGCTTCGCGTACGCCACGGACCTTCAGGCCCACGTCACGGGCGAGGTCTCCGCCGTGACGAACTTCGGCACCAGCGACCGCATGGCCCTGGCCGTGGTCGGCCGGGGGGCGTACCTGGAGTCCGCCGCCACGCTGGAGGCGACGGGCTACCTGAAGACCGGACGGGTCCGGTACAACACCATCGAGCCGAAGATCTTCAAGTTCGTGACGGTCAGGACGCCCCTGACCCGCATGGGCTCCGTGGCCGTCTCCGTCATCGACCCCGGCGGGGCGGACACGTCCATCCTGTCCGTGTCCCAGGGCGGCGCCCAGGGCATCGAAGACGTGGTTCTCCCGGCCCCGGGCCGGGCTGTCGAGTGGGTGCAGCTCAAGCTGACGCTGGGCCGCTCGGCGACCGACACGTCCCAGGGCGGAGAGGTCAACGCCTGGCAGCTCAAGGCCATGCCGGGCGCGGTGCGCCAGCGCATCATCACGGTGCCGCTGGCCTGCTGGGACAAGGAGAAGGCCCAGTCGGGCCAGATGGTCGGCTACGAGGGCTACGCCCTCAAGCGCCTTCAGGCCTTCGAGCAGATCTTCGCCCGCGGCGACGCCGTCGCCTTCCAGGATCTGCGCAACGAGACGAGCGATCTCGTCGTCATCGACGACTACCGCTTCGAGCAGGGTGCCCAGCCGGGCACGAACAAGTCCGTCTACGGCGGAGTGCTGTGGGTGGAACTGCGCACCATCGCGGATGTGATCACGGGATGAGCTGGCCTCCTGAGCGCGTCATCATCGCGCCCGCCAACGAGGCCGAGAGAGACGCTGTGCGCACCGCACAGCGGGCCCTGACCCTCGATGTGACCGGAGAGATGGACGACGCCACGAAAGCCGCCCTGAGGGGCGTACAGAGACTCTTCCGTCTTCCCGTGACGGGAGTGCTGGACAGGGCCACGGCAGGCGCCTTGGACCAGCTCAAGCACCCATCTCTGAGGGGAGACGAATGAACGACAAGCTGATGCAGGTGCTCGTGTTCGCCATCTGCGTGGCCGGTTACGTGCCGCTGGCCATGATGGGCAAGGCCACCGCCGAGTACGTGACCCTGATCGGTCCCGTGCTCGCCGCGGTCATCCTGAAGTCGCACCTGGGCCAGCAGGACGAGACCCTGACGAAGATCCAGGAGCAGACCAACGGCGTCCTGGACGCCAGGATCAAGAACGGCGTCAAGGCGGCCCTGGCCGAACGTGAAGGAAATGTGACCGACTGACCGATTGTCAGTGCCGTTGTGTACCGTCGGTGACGGCTTGGCAGCCGCTTGTGCCCAAGGTCCCCAAGGGCACAAAAAAAGAGCCCCCCAGCCGTGAGGCCAGGGGGCTCTTGTCATGCCAGGGGGTTGATCTCCTCGGAGACGACCTTCGTCTCCCGCCAGTAGCGGCGCACGGGGGTGGACGTGCACCGCACGATGGTCACGCCGTCCACGGCGCCTCCGGCGGCGAGTCGCTTCGCCGCGTCGTCGGCGCTCTCCAGGTTCGGGTACTCCGTACCCGTGTTGTCGGGCTCCAGGACGTACCACTCACGGTCAGCCATCGGTCGACACCTCCGGGTCGATCAGGTCGGTGAGGTGCCGAGCGATGCGACGTCGAAGGATCATGCGCGCGTCACCGCCGCTCCACTCCTCCTCGGCGTAGCCCCGCTGCTTCTCCGCCAGCTCGTGGGCGTAGGTCTTCAGCGTCCGCTCGACCTCGGCGAAGCTCGGGCAGTCCGCCAGGGCGGCGAAAGCCTTGTCGTAGGCCGGGTCCCCGGTCATGTGCTCCCGGTACAGGTCGGAGTGCATCTCGGGCGCCCCCATCTACTCGCCCTCCTTGGGCATGAACTCCCAGTCCGCCTGACGGTCGGCGGGGATCTCAGGCTGGGCCTGGGCGGCCCAGCCGTTGTGGGGCGGCAGCACCGCCCGGATACCGGGGTCGATGTCCCCGGCGGGCGCCGGGAAGACCTCCCGGACAGCCTGGAGGGCGGCGCCTGGCGTGCGCCCCGGAAGGGCCTCACGGCCCGCCTGGGCATCCATGAAGGCGACGATGCGCCGCAGCTTCTCCAGCAGCTCGTCTCCCTCCAGGGAGGCGTCCAGGTCCCATGCCACGGTCATGGCGTCGTCCTGGTGGCTCAGCTTCACGGCGCTGCGGCCGACGGTCATCTTCAGCATCAGTCCTCGCCTCCCGAGGCCTTCACCGGGTCGCCAGCCTCGTCGTAGACGACAACCGCGCCGGTCTCCTTGTCCGCCTCCGGCTCCCACTCGTCGCCGATCTCCAGGGAGTGGGAGGCGCCCCAGCCGGAGCACTGGGCGCAGATACCGGGGATGCCGCCGGCCATGGCCTCCTCGTAGATCCGCTCGGGGTCGGTCTCGTCAGTCTCGATGCTGATCGTCACGGACGCGTAGCCGTTCAGCGGGATCTTGTACTTGGGCACTACCGCCCCTCCTTCTGGGGGTCGATGAGGTTGGCGGCATGGGTCATGCCCCTGGTCCAGGTGACGGCATCCCAGTTTGTGTCTCCGGTGTCGGCCGCAGCCCGGATCTTCCGGGCGTTCCGCCTGGAGGTCTCCGTCTGGATCTCCTTCAGGGCTTCGTTGCACAGACTCAGGAACTCGTCCGAGCCCTCCCAGTTCACGAGTTCCGCCCAGGCGCTCATCGCTCCTCCACTGTCATGGGCTGGAAGGCCACCAGGCCGGCCACGGGGCCCAGCCCGTGGCGGATGACCAGGGCGCCGTCCACGGCCTGGAGACAGGCGTCTCCGGGCACGGCCACCTCGTACAGGTGGCCACCGACGGAGTACGTGGCGACGTACGGCGCACGCCGCTCCGGCTGGGGCGGCAGCTCGAAGTCCGGCTCCGTCCGGTAGGCGACGCAGTCGCACTCGTCCATGAAGCACAGGCCCCCGTGGGGCTCGTGCTCCGGCACGATGTGCCCGCACACGCAGGGCGTGTACTCCGGCCCCTCCGGGGGCGGCAGTTCGAAGCATGCGCACTGCGGGCCGCCCCAGCGGCCGGGGCAAGTGTGCACCGTGTCGTCCTCCGGCGCCTCGGGGCATTCGGTCACGTAGTGACCGGTGCTCATCTCGCAGTCGCACTGCTTGCAGTGCCCGGACGAGCTGTGATCGCCCTGCTCGTGCTCGCACTCACAGAGGTGGTCGCAGGCGTCCTCGTCTGGAGGCGCCTCCTCTTCCTCCTCGGGCGTCAAGGGGGGCTCTTCAGGTGCCGTGAGCCTCCAGCGGAGGCACTTGCAGCCGCTCTTCTCGCAGGTGCCGAAGAGGGCGGGACTGTGCTGGCCTCGTGAGTGTCCGCACACGCACTGCGGCGGACAGCCGCACCCTTCGCCCTCCGTGTGCCCGCAGCCCTCGCAGCGGGGCTCGGGGACCTCCTCCTCACGCGGCTTCCAGCCGCACCGGCTGTGGTCGCAGATGAAGCCCTGGCAGCCGCACTGCACCCCCTTGCAGGCGTCCCGCTGGTCCTTGTGCAGCAGCTTCACGTGGCCACACGTACATAGGAAGAAGTGGTTCTTCGGCGGCAAATCGCCGTCAGTCGATGAGGGCTCGGAGCCCTGCGACTTCGGGATGAAGCTGTGTCGAGACAGGATGCTCAGAGGCAGGTCAGCGCAGGCGAGGCAACCCGCCGCCTGATGGAAGCGGCGCTCGTGGCCGCACTTGCACTCCTCGTATGGACAGGGAGGGCAGTTCTCAGTCCTGGAGCAGTCGTCGCAGAGCATCGGCCCCACCTTTCACGTAGAGAGAGTTGCAGTCGTCGCCGGGAGGCATGCGGATGGGACGGGCCCGGGTCTCCCGGGCCAGGAAGCTGGCGAACTTCGACCCGGCCTTGTCGCCGTCGCCGAAGGCGTAGATCACCTCGAAGTCCTCCAGACACCTGGAGAAGTGCTTCTGCCAGGCGTCCACGCCGGGGACGCCCACGGCGGGCAGGCCCGCCAGGGACAGGCTCATGGTGTCGATCTCGCCCTCTGCGACGCAGATGAAGGGCGAGTCCTTCTTGAGGTCCAGGACGTTGAAGAGGTTGGTCCCGGCGCCGTCGGCGCTCAGGTACTTCGGGTGCCCGTCGCACTCGTGCGACGCCAGGCAGCGGAAGCGGATGTTCACGACCCCGGCGGGGGTCAGGTACGGGATGGCCAGGCGGCCGGCGTACTGCTCGTGGCCGGCCAGCGGCCTACGAACGACGCCCAGGCGGTACGTAACGAGAGCGCTGGGCCCGAGCCCCCGGCTCGCCAGATACCCCTGGGCGCTGGTATCGCCCACGAGATCGTTCACGTACGTCGACACCGCTTGCTCGAAGAATCTCCTCTGCTCTTCGCTCAGCGTCTGCACGATCGCATGACTCCATTAGTTGTACGAGCGTCACGGCGGTGCCCCCGGCACCGCACGCGAAGCAGTGGAAGACGCCCTTCTCCACAGAGACGGACATGGACGCACGGCGCTCGCCGTGAATGGGGCAGCACACCTGCTCGTTGCCCCATCGGCCCTCGTTGAGGTCTACGCCGTAGTGGGCGAGGATCGGCTTCAGCGGTAGCCCTGCGTTCTCAGCAGGAAGGCGGCGAGCCGGAGATCCATACGCACCCATTGCCAGTCCTCCACAGGCCCCCCGAAGACCGGGTACTCAGCACCGAGGAGGTTCCAGGGGATGTGCGCCTCCCAGCGCTCCACGGGCTTGTAGTCCACCCGGACGACGAGAAGGTACATCCCGGCCCTGGCATGCGCCGCTTCCTTGACGGTCTCGGCCTTCCAGGCGCTGATCTTGTTGGACCGGTCGCCCTTGATCTCGATGCACAGGCCCTCGATGCCGGTGACGTCGCCCTGGTCCTCCACGCCCTTGAGCGCCCGGCGCTCGGCCCGGGGGAAGCCGTTCTCGATGAGGTAGCGGACGACCTTGGTCTCCGTGTCGGTGCCCCGCTGCTTGGACTTGGCGCTCACTCGTCCTCGCCTCGCTTCAGGCGGCGGCCCTCGTTCTCCTTGACCCACTTGAAGAACTCGTCCACCGCATCCTGGTCCCTGAACTTCGCCAGGCTGTGGAACACCGAGCCGTTGACCGTGCAGAGCCATTTGCCCTTGCGGCCTGGCACCTCCGAGACGATCAGCTCCCGGCCCGGGAGCCCTTCGCGTCGCTCGTTGCTCACCAGCACCCCCGGGCGTGCTTCAGGGCCGCCTCGAAGGCGGCCTCGTGCGTGTCCTCGGCGTAGCCCAGGGTGACGAGTCTGGCAAGTCCCATACGCTTGGGACAGTCGTGCCTCCAGCTCCAGGAGCCGTCACCCAGGCGGTAGACCGCGGCCTTCACCTTGACCGGCAGGGGCCAGTTCGGCGTGTACTCCGGGAGATCCCGGGACAGGTCGCTGTGATGGTCCATCACAGCCATCCCTTCCGAGCCCAGGGGCTCACCTCGTCGTCGTGCACACAGGCGGCCAGGAAGGCCGCCAGGTGCGTGACGGTGGCCGCGATGCGGCCGTGCGGAATGCAGAAGACCCCGAAGCCGCCGGGCTCGGGGTCGATGGTCACGATGTGACCGGGCAGGTCCGGTGCCTCCGGGCAGACCAGGTCACTCATCGGCGGACCGGTCGGGGTCCGGCATGTACCGGGCGTAGACGCGGTACTGGCCGTCGACCTTGCGGGCCACGGCCTCGAAGTCTCCGGCGGGTTCCCACGCCTTGCGCGTGCCCTTGCGGATGGCCCTGGCCATGCTGCTGGAACTGCCGCTGTTGCGGCAGTCGGTGATCATGCCCCACTCGCCGGGCTTCTCGCGCAGCTTCTGCGCGGCCTCCATCTGGCTTCCCCGCGGCTTCTGGTGCGGAGCCGGCGGCTCCTCGAAGCGGAAGTCGCTCATGCCTGGAACTCCTTGATCTCGATACCCGCGGCGCGGGCCAGGTCCACCGTGTGCCGCGAGGGCTGCTCCTCGAACATGTCGGTCATGCCGACCGCCGCCCCTCGCTCAGGTCGACGGCGGCCAGCAGCTCGCCGTAGTCCTTGGCCTGCTCACGCAGGGCCTTGACCTTCTTGCCCAGGGCGATGGCCTTGGGCGTGGGCGGCAGCGTCCGCCACTCCTGCTCCAGGCGCTCCGCGCGCTCGGTCAGCTGCGCGTGCTTCAGGCGCAGCTCGGCGATGGTCAGGGCGTTCACTCGCCGTCCTCCAGCTCCACGTTGATCCAGGCCGTGCGCTGGCCCGTGTCGTACGTGACGGTCACGACGTCGGAGACGTCGATGTTGTCCTTGTCCAGCACCTTGATCTGGTCACGGTCGGCCGTGAGCGGCATCGTGTTCAGGAGGCGTCGCAGCTCTCCGACGGTCATTAGCTACCAGCCCTCTCCGTCTGGTTGAGCCCAGCTCGCGTAACCGTGCGGCTGGGATACGTAGTCGGAGACCAAGGAGGTCTCCGCATTCAGGTTCATGGGGAAGTGGTTCGACGCGTCGGCGTCGGACTTGGCGTGCCTGTTCTTCACGCACGCCACGTGCAGGTCCCCGGTGTTCGTCATCCCGCAGGTGATGATCAGCTCGGGGATGGCGTTGACCTTGCCGTGAATGTCCGCGCGCCGCGGACACGGCTTCTTGGTCTTCTCGCTGTCGGCGGCGTGGTGCACCAGGAGCAGGTGCGTGCCCGTCTCGCGGGCGATGACCTTCGCCTGGCGCATGAGGTCCCGCAGGGACCCCCATTCGTCTCCGGTGTCGTGGCCGACGTCCGAGGCGATGTCGATGACCGTCTGGGCCGGGTACCGGCCCTCGGTCTCGTGGTACGCGTACAGCCCGTGCCAGATGTCGTCCAGCGTCGGGTCCGGACGGAAGTCCCAGCGGATGAAGTCGTACTGCGCGAGGATCTTCGCGCACTTGGCCGGCTCCGAGCGGAGCCACCCTTCAGTGACGGTCGTCGGGTGCCCCGACGCCTTGGCCAGGAGCCTGGAGGAGACCGTGTCCTGGTCGGAGTCCGTGGAGAACGCCAGCGTGCTGGCCCCCATGTTCACCACGGCGTTGAGCATGATGCGCGTCTTGTGGGAACCGGGGACTCCGGCGAGCATCGACACCGACGCCCGCCGGAACTTGATCCCCCGCGAGTCCCAAGACGCAAAAGCGGGCGGCAGCGGCTCCTTGCCGCTGGCCACCCGCGTGACGGAACGCGAGAGCGTGAGCATCTACCATCCGGGTTGCGTCATGAGGTACAGCATCACCGCCCCGGCGATCAGGAAGAAGACGATCCAGAAGGGGGCCAGGTTGGCCCGCTGAAGCTCTTCCTGTCGCCTGCGGTCGTAGTCCGACAGGCGGTACCTCTGGTCCATGGGGTCCCCTCTCCTCAAGGGCGCCAGTGTGGCGCCCCGAGGGAGGGCCGTGCAACGCCTTCAGGTCAGGCGGGGACCGGGTTGTAGTTCGCGAAGGACTGCGCCACGTCGCCGTGGATCCAGTAGTTCCCGCCGCCAGCCCATGCGACCTTGCCGCGCAGCTGGTCCTTGTACTGCTCGCGGAACGCCTTGAACTGGTCCTTCATCTGGAAGGGCACATCGATCTTGTAGACCTGCGGCCAGTCGGCCGGACGCGGCTTGGGCCCGCGGTTGCCCTGCTGCTGGCCACCGCCGAACCCGCCCGGGGCGGGCGCCGGGGGCATCGGCATGCCGGGGGCCGGCGGGCCCTGGTAGCCCGGGGCGCCGGGCACGGAGACGTTCGGCCCGAACGGGGGCGGGGTGGGCACCTGCGGCATGCCCTGCGGAGGCGCCGCGGGGGCTCCCTGCGGCACGGGCGTGGCACCCAGGCCGTTGCCCAGGGCGGCGCCGGCCTTGATGGCGGCCCAGGCCCGGCCGATGGCCGCGCCGGCCTCGCCGCTCTCCAGCTCCTCGAAGGCGGTACGGACCTCGTCCGCGGTGTTCGCGCGGACCACGAGCATCGGGCCCTGGCCGTTCATGGAGATGGTGAAGCGGTGGTTGTGCGGGTTGTCCGGGTACGACGGGTAGACCTCGCCCGGACCGCTCCACTCCTGCTCGTCCTCGGCGGGGGCCTGCTCGGGCATGGTGTCGGTCATGCTGCCTCTTTCATGAGGTTCAGAAGGTGTTCGTACGCGGCATACGCCTGCACAGGCATGGCGCCATTGCCGATCTTGTGGAGCTGGTCCTTGCGGTCCAGCCCAGGGACTCCGGTGACATGGCCGGGCCGCAGGCCCATAAGCCACTCAGCGAAGGGGGCCGCCAGCCGGCGGCCCCCGCGGGGGCCCATCTCCGTCGGAGCCGGAGCGGCGTGCCCGCTCAGTCGCTCCCATCGCCGGATGGCGGGCAAATACTCGCCCCACCAGCCGGCAGGCGAGTAACGGCTGTCCGCAGGTTCATCCCGCCCTTGCGGTTCGGGCTTGTCCCCGGCCCTCCCGTCCCGTCCGACGCCGTCGGCGTGGGGAAGAAGGAAGGAGACTTCGTCGTCAAGGGTTGGTCCGTGCCCCCCCCCGCGACGCTTGTCTGGGTGCTGCGCCGAGCCGTTCGTCCCGAGCTGCGCCGTCGGTGTCTTCAGGAGAAGAACCACTTCGTTCAGCGGCCTGGCGTTGACTCCGTGCAGGTTTGAGGCCCCCGACCGCCAGTCCCGGGCGGTCGGCGTGGGGAACTGCGATGCCGAACCAGCGGTCTCGCTGGTGGGCGGCTCCCACTCCGGAAGCTCGAAGAGTCGTCCACCAGAGGTCATACCCGACCGCGGCCAGGTCTTCAGCGACGACGTCGAGTCCCCGCGAGCGGAGCGCCGCAACGTTCTCCAGGAACGCGTGACGAGGTCGTATATCGCGAACGGCCCGGCAGACGTCCTTCCAGACCTTCGACCACTCGCCATTGATTCCGTCCCTCCTGCCGGCGTTGGACGTGTTGCGGCAGGGGAAGCCCGCCGCGATGGTGTCCACCCCGCCAGCCAGCTGCGTGAAGTCGTACGTCGTGATGTCGCCGATGTTCGGCACGTCGGGCCAATGGTGCTTGAGCACGAGAGAGGCCGCCGGGTCGCTCTCCGCGACATAGGCGACCTTGTCCCCCGTCAGGGCCTCCACGGCCATGTCCAGGCCGCCGTACCCGCTACACAGGCTCAGGATTGGCACCCCGCCCCCTTGGGGGGGAGCCAGACGGGCCCCCGGTAGGCGTGCCCGGGGTAGCCGGAGGCGACCTTCTTCAGGTGCTGGTCGTACGTACGGCCGCCGCACTTACACGTCATCGTCTTCCCTCTCCTCGAATCGGATGCAGCCCGGGTAGTGGCCGCAGGCTTCGCAGCAGGTGCCGCAGTCACACGAGGGGGTCACGCCACCCCCTCGGCTTGCCCCAGCCGAACGGCTTCGGCAGCGCCGGCTGGTTCGACCAGTGCAGGACCCTGTCCATCTCGTGGCGGGGGAGATCGGCGATCTCGCCAGAGTCCATCTCCAGCGACTTCTTGACGACCTTGCTCATCTTGCGGTAACTCCGCTCGCGGTAGCTCACTCAGTCCTCCTATCCGTGCTGCCCGGAGCACTGCGACAGCGGGCAGCCGTGCGCGTGGCACCAGTCGGGGCTGCGCCGCGGGTCGTCCAGCGGCACGTCTTCGTCACCTTCGGCCATGAGCCATGGCCGGGCTCTCAGCAGGAACTCGATCAGCAGATCGTTGAAGCGCAGGGCAGCGATCACCTCGCCGCGGCCTGCTTGCGCACGGTGTGGTGGACCAGGAAGAACGTCGCCAGGTTGACGGCGCTGAGCACGGCAAAGAGAACCGTCATGCCGGTGTTCTCGTCGACCGTCCAGTAGGCGACGTTGGCCAGGGAGCCCACCAAGAGGGCGGTCACGCCCACCCGGTTGACCTTGGCGGAGCCCCTGACGCCCGCCACGATGGACAGGGCGGCGCCGAGCATGATCAGGCCGAAGGCGGCCCAGTACAGGATGTTCACGGCTCTCCTAGAAGGGGATCTCGAAGCCCGGCGACGCCGGGTCGTAGTAGGTGGCCAGAGGGCCGTTGACGGCCGCGCAGGCGGCCTGTACGTCGCAGATGAAGCAGTCACCCGTAGTGGCGGGCCACGAGCCCGCACGGACGTACTCCTGGACCTGATCCCAGGCGGCGCCGTAGACGGCGCCGATGGACTCGGGAGAGACCTCGGACAAGACGTAGGTCTTGCCGACCGTGCCCCGGCGGTTCATGAAGGGCACGCCCAGGTCCACGGTCACGCCGTACTTGGCCGCCAGCAGGGCGGCGTACGTCTCGAACTGGGCCGCGCTCTTGGGCGGCCTCTTGCCGGACTTGAGGTCGAGTACGACCAGCTTCTTGAAGACCGGGTCCCAGAAGACCCGGTCCACGTAGCCCTTGATCTCCACCGGGCAGCCGGGCAGCTTGCCCGACACGTCCAGCTCGATGGCCGGCTGGCTGTCCGGCGTCGTCCAGACCTCCCAGGGGCTGCGCTCCCGCCAGTCGATGTACGACTGGACGAACGTCAGGCCCTGGCGACGCCAGACGTCGATGGGCTCCGCCTTCGAGCGGCCCCACAGGTTCTCGTTGGGCTCCTTGGCGAAGGCCGCGTCCAGCTGCTTCTGGAAGCACGCCTCCCAGACCCCGGCCAGCTCGAACTTCATCAGGTCGGGGTCTTCGTCCCCTTCTCCGACGCGAAGCAGGTCGTAGAACTCCGTCGTCTCGTGCACGGCGGAGCCGCCCACGGACCACAGGGCGGGCCTCTTGGGCGCCTTGGCGAAGTACTTCAGGAAGTAGCTGCGCGCGCAGCGCTCCAGGGTCTCCTTGGCGGAGAAGCTGGTATGCGTGTGCTGCACCGCCTCAGGCGGTGAGGTCGTGGCCTCGGTCATCGTCGGGCCTCGCTTTGTAGTTGAGGATCACGACCGCCTGGGGGCGGTAGAGGTGGACGTCGTCCGCCGGGAACCACTTGTGGACCTGGCCCCTGCCGGAAAACGTCGTGACGTTGATGTACGCCCCGTCCGCGGTCTGGCCGCGGTACCAGGCGTCCGACATGGCCCCGCCCGTGTGGCGAACCCAGGCGTGGCGACGCCCCGGCCTGTCCGGGAAGGGCTTCTTCGCCGCGGGCTCGGGCGGCGCGATCTCCACGACCTCGGCACCCTGTTCTTTCAGGTGCTGTTCCCAGATGCGGACCAGCAGCTCCCCGGCGGACTTCGTGATGCCGGTGAAGGTCTGTATGTCCTTCCAGAGCTGGCCCTGCTCGCGCAGGCGGTGGATCTCCTGCGCCCAGGCGAGGCGACGTTCCCGGGGCCAGCCCGGAACGGCCTTGGCCAGCTTCTTGCGGATCAGGTACCGCTCGTGCGGGTCCCACCCGCCGTAGACGCCGTACTCCTCGCCCAGCGTGTCGCGCTGGCACTGCTTGAGGACCGGGCAGTCCCGGCAGATCTCCTTGGCCTGGTTGTACAGGGCCTGTGTCTTCGGTACCGGCTTCCTGTCGGGCAGGCCGCCGGATGCGGCCCAGAAGAGGTGCTCGTCCTCCTCCCGGCAGATCGCCGATGCGCTCCATCGTCGGAGCGGATCGTAAAGAACCATCACCGGGCCGCCAGATACAGCGTCACGGCCATCAGGCCGACGCCTGCACCGACGAGCCCTTCCAGGGCCACCCAGCCGAGGCGCCGCAGGCGCCTCTTGATGGCCTCCTTGTGCTTCACCATCTCGGAACCCCAGACATGACGAAGGCCGCTGTGAAAGCGGCCACGATGATCAGCTTCTGTATGCGGGTGAGGCTCACGGCTCACCCGTGGTTGAGGCAGGGGTACTCCCTGCCGCACCAGCAGTGCCCGTTCGGCACGGCCCCTCCTTGCTCTTGCGTCTCGTGCTGTAGCCGGCCTGGGAACGGCCGGCCTGAAGGCCGCGCTGGTACGCGGCGTCGATGTAGGGGAGGAGCGACGCCAGGGCGTCGTCCTGCGTGCGGACGGAGCCGCATACGGCTCCGTCTATCCAGCCACGCAGCTCGGTCTTCCAGTCGGGTTCGGCCATGGTCCCTCGTTTCCGCAGGTCAGGCGGCCAAGTCCATACGAAAACGGATGACACCCGGAGTGACAGGCATGCTCGTGACCGTCCCTTCAGGTGCCGCCGGAACTCGAATGAGCAACCGCGGGTCGATCTTCCCCTCCACCAGCAGTGGAGGCAGGGGGTACGGGTCCAGCAGGGGAGTGCTCTCGCACTCCGCAAGGATGTCCATGGCCTGCTCGAAGAGGCCGGAGGCCACCCACCGCTGATAGCGGGTCGTGAGCCCCGTCGTCTTCCCGTACTGCTCGGGAAGCTCCTTCCACGTGCAGCCCGTACGGGCCTTCAGGAGCACCGCTTCGAGCACCTGGCGGTGCGGCAGGCGGTCCTTGCGCTGGCGCTTCTCCGAGCCCTCGAAGAGGGCCTGTACGCGGCTCCAGGCCGCATCGGTCAGCGTCGGTACGCCGCGGCCCCGCTCGCGGAACCAGGCGGTCAGCGTGTCGTCCGCCCGAACCTTCTTGGGGACCGCCCCGTTCAGCGTGACCTTCAGGTTCAGCAGGTCGCAGACCTCGGCCCGCTCCTCGGGCGTCATGTCCCGCATCTGCGTGCGGGCCACCTCGGCCAGGGCCTGGAGATCGTGCGCCCTCTGCTGGGCGAGATCCCCTTCCTTCTGCCACGCCAGGGCCTCGTCACGGAGCTTCACGAGCCCCGCTCGCTCGTCCTCCAGAGCCTTGGTCGCCTGGGCGACCGCTTCGGGGGACGTGCTCTTCGCGGCCAGGATCATCATGTTGGCGATGGCCTGGTCCTGGGCTTCGATCTTCTTGTTCAGGTCGTCCACGCGCTCGGCGTGGCCTGCGCCCTGGCCCGTGGCCATGTCCAGCCAGTCGGCTGCCATGGCGGTAAGGCGCTCCGGGTCCTGAAGGAGGCCGCAGACCTCCGACCAGACCTTGGCCTCCAGGGCGTCGGCGTCCACCTGAGAGCAGCCGCACACCTTGGCCCCGGCATGGGCCTCGATCTTCCCCGAGCACCGGTACATGCGGCCGGGCCGGTCGCACCGGTCAAGACCGGTGTAGTGCTTGCCGCACGCGCCGAAGACGCGCTTGGACAGCATGTGTACACCGGATTCCTCGGCGCTCCTGCGGGAGCGCGCGTTCCGCGCCAGCGCCTTGTTCAGGCGCTCGACCTTGGCCACCGGCCAGAGCCGGGGCAGCTCGATGACGACCGTCTGGCCGTTGACGGGCTGGCCGTCACGACCCAGCTTCGTGCCGCCCTTCCATCCGGCGGTGCCCGGGTCGCGATAGACCATCCGGGCTTCCTGAATGGCCCGGGACTGGAGCCGGCGCCGGAGGTTGCCGGCGGTCCAGGGCTTGCCGTTCCTGGACCGGAAGCCTTCGGCGTTCATCGCCATCGCCGCCTGGCGGCAGTTCTTGGACTCGACGACGATCAGGCTCCAGGCCCTCTCCAGGGCCTCCGTCTCGTGGACGACTGCGCAGTGGCCGTCTGCGGGGCAGACGTCCAGCACCAGCTGGCTTTCGCCCTTGATGCCCTTGTCCTTGATGCGCCAGCCGTACGGGGCGGTCCCTCCCGGGTGCCCGCCCTCCTCGGCCTTCTCCTGGATGCCGCTCTGCGTGCGGACCCTGATGCGCGTGTACTCCTTGAAGGCGTAGTTCGCCTCGTCACGCATCTGGGCTTCGCCCTCTTCGGTGGTGGTGTCGAAGTCCTTGTCCACCACGGCCACGGAGATGTTCAGTTCGTCCAGGTCCCATACCCAGCGCCAGAAGACCCGGTCCTTGCGGCCGATGGCCCGCGTCTCGGAGACCACGACCACGTCGAAGGGGCGCGGCTCTTGTCGGGCCAACTTCATCAGGCGGGGCAGGTCGTCCCGCTCCTGCCAGGGCAGGGAGCCGGAGACTCCCTCGTCCTTAAAGGTGTCGACATGAGCCCAGCCCTTGGCGGCGATGTATTTCGCCGTCTTCTTGGCGCTGTAGCTGATGCCGTACCCCTGCCTCTGCTGCTCCGTGGATACCCGGAGATAGTCCACGGCCCGGAGCCGCCCTGCCTGGGCGGCCCTGTCCGCCACGGCGATGGCGCTCGTGAGAGTGTTGGTCACGTCAGTCCCTTCGCGACTGGCCGACCCCGGTTGCGCCTTGCCCGCGCGCCGGGGTCACCTGTGTGCCGCAGATCTTATGCCGCAGGGGTGTCCGCGCGGGGACTGAACAGGAGTCTCAACAGGCGCCGGTAGGCGTCCTCGTCGTGCTCGTCGGCCGCTTCCCAGCGGATGGTGACCTCGGGCTGGTGCTCTCGGAGCCAGGCGCCGGCCTCCTCGGCCGTGATGCGCTCCCCGTCCTGCATGGCCCCTCCTTACGCGCCCGGCTCGTGCTCCTCGGCCCACAGGCCGGGCTGCCACCGGGCGATCGATTCGGTGATGTGCTGCATGTCCGCCCGCTTCTCGGGGCGGTAGAAGTTCCACGCGTCGCGCGCCTTCATGAATGCCGGGGCGATGAGGAACCGGCCTGATCCGGTTCCCGACTTCGAGTCCCAGGCGAGATGCCTGCCGGCGTCCCGCGCGGCGGCACAGGGCTTCTCCAGAGCGGCCCTGAAGCGCTCCTCGCTCTCCGCCTTCAGAGGGGAGCGGAAAGGCCCCAGGACGACCGTATGGACGTCTTCCTGGGGCCCGTATCTGATCTGGCCGACCACGGCCAGGCGGTGCGAGGTGGATCTGAGGGAGTCCAGCTCATCGATGCAGAGCTGGGCGATCTCCTCAGCCGAGCGGTTCGAGTTCTCCTCGTCTGAGAGGATCTTCACCAGACTGCTGACCTCGCGCTGACTCACGAGTCTCGTACGCCTCCTTCCCCTGACGGGACCACTTGCTGACGACGGCCTGGGAGACGCCGAGGCGCTCGGCCAGCTCGTAGGTGCTCAGCCCCTGCTCGGTGGCCAGATAGATGCGAACCTTTGAGCGCTCCTCGGCAGCTGCGGCAGCCTCGTAGTCAAGGCTGACCTCCGCAAGGACTGCGCTTCTGACGTGGTCTGGCAAATCGACCTTCTTCTTCGGTGGCATCAGTGGTCCCCTATTCGGTTAATGGCAGCGGCTTGGCAGCGGTGTCAGTGTGAGGGCTAGACCTATGGCTGGCCCCCGCACAGACACTCCGTTGCCCAAAACTTAACCGAACGAGACGACCTTTGATCGTATGGACGATCGATGCTGGACACGCACCGTCACCGCCCCCACCACACCCGTATCCATCCGGGTCTCTGCGGCGGCTTGCGGTGTCGTCCACGGTGGCGGAGCCTCACCCGATCAGATGGGGTGATCAGAGCGCTGTCCGCCCGCCGGGCCCACGAGGGGCCCGGTCGTCTGTGTGCGGGGTGGGGGGATGGCTGAATCACGCCGCTTCACTCCCGGGGGGTGTGATGCGCAGGCCGTCCCAGGTGATGCCGAGCGGCAGGGGGATGTGGTCCCCGTCGCTGTGCATGATCTTCTTGGGCCGCTCGCCCTTGGCGTAGTGGTTGAACGCCTTCACGATCAGCGCGTACGCGTGGTTGCGTCCGCGGTTGCCGCTCAGCGCCACCCCGTCCCTGATGAACCGATTCCGCAGGATCAGGCGCGCGTCGTGCGCGTCGCCGATGGCTCCGGACTTCAGTCCGTCCAGGAAGTCCTGGATCACGGCCGGGTGGACCCCGCCGCGCTCGCCCATGGCGGTGATGGCCAGGAGCGGGGAGGGCGGGATCTTGGCGACCGACCGGGCGCCGTACGTCGCCATGGCCCAGTTCTCCAGCTCCGGCCAGCGGCGGTGCATCTCCAGCACCTCGTGCATGGGCATCTTCTGGCGGTAGATACCGGGGTAGTCCCGGTCCGTCGCTGCGGAGATGTACCGCACCGCGCCGGCCGCCATGGACGGGGCGACCGAGGGCAGGAACTGGGCCGCCGACCGGGCGTAGCCCGTGTCGATGACGTCGAAAGTGTCCCGGGTCTGGTTCGGGAAGACCCACATCTTCACTGTCACGTTCGCCAGCACAACGGCGGTGAGGCGGTGCCGACCGTCGATCTGCTTGCCTTCGGTGTCGAAGGCGATGCCCTGGTGGGTCTCCAGGAACTTGCCGGCCTTCATGGCGGCGGCCAGCTGTTCGGCCTTGGCCCTGCTGGTCTTCCGGTTGCCGTCGAACTGGCGGTACTCCAGCCAGTCCGCGGCCATGTCCGGACTGATGTCGACCAGCTCCGGCCACATGGGCAGCGGGTAGATCGACACCGCCTTGATCTCGCTCATCCTCTGTTCTCCCTCTCCTGAGACTGGAAGCAGCCCAGCCCCCAGGTGGTGGGGCTGGGCTGCGGTGACCACTTGGTTTCGGTTCAGGCTGGTCAGACCCCTACGGCTCCTCCTGGCAGATCTCACTTAGTTGGAGCGAAGCTCACCGGAAGCTAGAGGGCTCAGGGCCCGCGCGAGGCGTTGGCCGTCCCTTCGGG